AAGCCACCACCGTGAATACTTGCTATTGCCGCCTTGATGCCGATAATCTTTAATCCGTCTCTAATCATAATTTTGTCCTCTTTTCTTTTCTCTTTTTTTACTTTGCCTTTTTTCTACTTTTTCCTTTCGACAATTCGAGAATACCACTACTTTGATTTTCTGTCAAGTACTTTTTAAAAAAATAATAAAAATATTTTTATAAACACGCCTAAAAGCTAGGCAGGACGGGGGAAAGAAGATTTTAAATATTTTTTAAAAATTAAATATCAAAAGTGGGAAAAGTAAGAAAAAAGAAGTTTTAGCCGTGTATAAGAGGTTTATATATAGTAGTGAGAGATGATTATAGTACATTTATATATGGTAATAATAAATTTGTGAAGTTGTGCAGAGCCAGTCTTACAGCGGTGCTTTTGATTTTCACCACAAACTAAATTTGAAAAAACTATGAATCACCGGCGTAAATGATCAGGACGATAAATCCAAAAATCATATACCAATATATGGAGAAAAAGTTAGTTGAAATAAAATAATCTCTGCGCCCACTGTCTGTTTCCACTGTCTGAGCCAAAAGTTAGAGGACAGTTTGGCATAAATAAATCTCGAACTGTCCTTTTATACATATACTGTATGATTGAGCCTGTGAAAAAATCTCTGTAAGTTCTTCCCTCTATGGTAATTTGGGGTTGGATAAATGAACTTTCTCGCCTAAATATAAGACTAAAATTTGCCTAATTTGGAGCTTTCATTTTCTCCGACTTCTATAGAGAGGACTTCTTTGTGACCGGTGTCGTCAATGCCAAGAATGACATATGCAGCCAGCTTTCTAATAACGCCATTGTCCTTTACGGAATAATGTATGGCATCTATGAATAATACGGGATATACGGAGTTTAACGGCCTGTTCTGCCAGTCTTCTATCTCCGGCAAAATCTTATCTGTGACATCGGAAATGAATCCCTCGGAAGCTTCAAAGCCATAAATGTCCATCAACGTATCAGAGATTTGTCTGGTAGTCATACCTTTGGAATACATGGATATGATCTTATCATCTATGCCAACAATATCCTTTTTCCTTTTAGGGACAATCTGGGGTTTGAAGGAAGATTCCCTGTCTTGAGGTACTGGTATTTCCATATCTCCATATTTGCTATGGACACGCTTTTCTTTATAGCCGTTACGGGCATTGACACTGTCTGACCTAGCGTTCTTTTCATAGCCAAGATGGTGTTCCATCTCGGCTTCCATCATTTCCTTGATGGTTCCGCCCAACAGGTCTTTCAGGGCATCCTGGATGTCTTCGGCTGTTTCAATGTCATACTCTTGAAGCAGTTGTTGGATGATGGATCTTTTTCCTTCTGTCATTTCAACTCGATGGATGTTTTTTGATTTAGCCATAATAATAGCCCTCCATAATAATTTTATTTTACCATAGAAGGCTTGATATTGATACTTACAGAGTTTATTTCACAGGCTCGTATGATTATACATAAATACTGCATATATATACATAAAATGAAGTATGATCCCGGAAAAACACCGCATAAAGTGTATATCAATGCAAATACATAAAACTGTTTACTGAAACGATCGGACGCAAAAACACGCCATCATTCCCGGAAAACTTGACACAGCCGGGTACTGAATGGGTAGAATAAGGCGACCGATCAAAAGGTCATTATTCATTCTCCCTCCTCTCGATACCGTTTATAGGGTAAAACCTATAGGCGGTATTTTTATATATGGCTGGGAGATGCGGAGGAAGTATGCAAAGGAAAGCATTCGGAGAGCACAAGAAGTGGTTAAGCGAGGCCGGACTAAAACAGATACATGAGTGGGCGGTAGAGGGCAGAAGCAAAGCTGAGATAGCTACCGGGATAGGTATAGCACCTAAAACATTAGCTTATTGGCAGGCGCATTATCCGGCAATAGCAATTGCAATAGCCGGCGACAAACTACCAGTGATTACAGACTGCGCCGCCGCTAAAGTGGTAGGAAAAGTTGAGTTGTCATTATATAGGTCTGCACTGGACAGATATGTAGAGGAAACCACAGTCGTCAAGAGCGACTTGTACGGCACTACCAAGACTACCACAAAGAAATTTATCCCCGGAAGCGTACCGGCACAAAAGTTTGTGTTATCCCACCTAGATCCGGAGCGTTTTGGAGCCGGAAAAGACAGCAAGGTCACTATTGATGTAGCTAATACGATAAAAGAAGCAAGAGAAAGACTACAGCGTGCGATAGACGTAGAGGTAGTAGACAATGGCACTGGGGAGAAAGAAGAAAAAGACAATTGACGATATAGCGTCATTCCTTGCTGGGTTCTCTCAAGACCCGGTAGGGTTTGTATACGCCGCTTTTCCGTGGGGACAGGGAAGCCTAAAAGGACAGAAGCCGCTACAATGGCAGATAGATGTACTAAAAGACATAGCCTATGGTATTAAATCCCGGGGAGAGGTAGTACACACAGCCGTGGCGAGTGGTAATGGTATAGGCAAGAGTGCATTAGTATCATGGATAATCTTATGGGCTATGGCTACATATGACGACTGCCGAGGGATAGTGACAGCTAACACGGATACACAGCTACGGACTAAGACGTGGCCTGAGTTAGCAAAATGGCACAGTTTATTCATTGGCAAACATATGTTCACATACTCGGCTACGGCATACACGGCGGCTGACAAAGACCACGAGAAAACGTGGAGAGTGGACGCTATACCATGGAGTGAGAATAATCCTGAGGCATTCGCCGGGTTACACAACCAAGGCAAGAGGACGCTGATAATATTTGATGAAGCCTCGAGCATATCAGACAGCATATGGGAAACGATAGAGGGTGCAACCACAGACCGGGACACGCAGATAATATGGTCGGCATTTGGCAACCCAACAAGAAACAGCGGCAGGTTTTACGACTGCTTCCATAGATACCGTACCTACTGGGAACACCGGCAGATAGACAGCAGATGTGTAGAGATAAGCAACCACACGCAGTTAGATAAGTGGGTAGACGAATACGGAGCAGACAGCGACTTTGTTAAAGTACACGTTGCAGGCAAATTCCCAAGTGTAGCAAATGGGCAGTTAATAAGTAGGGAACTAGCTACACAGGCGGCAAAGAAGTATTTTCCTGATATAGACAAGAGGAGCATAGAGCCGTTTATCATAGGTGTAGACCCGGCATGGACTGGTGAAGATAAGTTAGTGGTGTACGGCAGAAAAGGCAACTGGACAAAGGTACTGTATGAGCAGGCGTACACAGATGATTATTCATACATAGCTAACAAGCTGGCCTATCTGTATGACGAGAACAGTGCAAGCAAAGGTTTCATAGACCAAGGTTATGGAGAGGGCATATACAGCATTTTAAAGAGCATGGGCAGAGGGGAAGACTGGGAGTTAATTCCTTTTGGTGCTAAGGCGACAAACGACTATTACATAAACAAACGTGCTGAGATGTGGGACAGTATGAAGAAGTGGCTCAAAGAGGGCGGCACGATAGAGAATAAGGAAGAAATCATAGACGATCTGGCAGGACCTGAGGCGTTTATCAACAAACGAAGCAAGTTTCAGCTAGAGAGCAAGGCGGATATGAAAGCAAGAGGCTTGTGTTCGCCTAACTACGCAGACGCATTAGCGTTGACATTCGCACAGCCGGTAGTGGTAAGTCACAACGGAGCGTACGAGCGAATGAAGCATATGGGCAAGATAAGAAAATATGGGAGTATGTAGGAGGTATATATGATAATCAACGACACATTAGGAGATATGATAACCACGAGTTTTACATCTACAACCACGCCGCAGATACTAGCAAGTGTAGCGTGTATAGAAAGAAGCAGGACAGGGCGTATAGCGGTAGTAGTTAGCAATACTGGGAGCGGTACGGTATATGTAGGCGGAAGTACGGTAACGACTGATAACGGACTTCCTATCAAGGCAGGGGAACACTTAGTGTTTAGCTGTAACGAAAACAGTGCAAAGAACATTTACATTGTAGGCGCAGGGACGGTAATACTGGCAGAGTGTTTTGCCTAAGAGGTGTAGAGCATGGACGTAACAAACGACAGCGGCAACACGGCACAGGCACAAGTAGGGCAGACACAGCAGGCGGCAGATAACACGGCAACACCGCAGAAAGCACCTATAGACCTTATAATATCAGCCGGGTTTGCGGCAAAGGTAGATGAAGACGACATAAGTCTTGACACTTTGAAGCAGACAGAGATAGACAAGATAATGCAGTCATACAAGAAGTGCCGTGATGAAGCCAACAAGTACTATGATGATACGATAGAGCCGAAGCTGGAAGAAAGGGAAGACACCTACACAGCAACGGAAGAATATTACATGAAGCGGTTTCCGTCATTATCGGAAAAGAGCAAGTTCTGTTCCCGGGATATAAAGACCACGGTAGATACGTTACTTCCTAGTTTTATGGAGGTATTTTGCGGTGGTGAAGACCCGGTAGACGTAAAGGGCGTAAACACAGAAGATGATGACAAGGCGGCAAAGATACAAGCATTATTAAAGTATCAGATACAGAGGAAGAACGCATATGCAACGTTTCTTGACGCTGATTTAAGGGACGCATTGATACTTAATTATGGTATAGCCAAGGTGTACTGGGAACACAAAGAAAAAAGGGAACGGTACAAAATGCTCCTGAGCCAAGACAACATGGACGTAATAACTATGTTGTACCAAGAGGCACAGCAAGGTGAGATAGAGATAGTAAGCGCAGAGCCGCTGAAAGACGCTCCTGATTTAAGGGAGTTGATATTTGACCGTATCACTGTAACATCTAATCACCCGGTAATCTCATATATGCCGCCTAGTGAGTTAAGGTTCACGCCTGACAGTGCAGACTTGCAAAGCTGTAAATTCAAGGCACACAGGAAACTAGTGGTAGGCGACTATTTAAAGCGCAAGGAAAATGAGGGCGTATATAAGAACGTAGACAAGGCACTGGAAGATTACAACGCCGGTGATACCACAGTAAAAGACTTCAATATTAGGCACAGTCAAGACCTAGAGAATATCGACAATAGGATAAAAGACAGTGACAACGCCAGTAAAAAGGTAGAGTTGTACGAAGCCTATATGCAGGTAGATTACAACAATGACGGAGTGTATGAAGATATAATCGTCCACGCAGTAGGCAGTCACCCAATAAGCATAAGCAAGAATAAAATGGGTATAGCACCGTTTTTCATCAACCAAGCTGAGAAGTCTTCCTACTCGGTATTCAATGAAAAGACCGGGTTATGTGACAACCTGATACAACAGCAGGACTTAAAGACCGCCATATTTAGGCAGTGCATAATAAACGTAGCAAAGAATAATATGCCACGGATATTCCTGAATGCCAACAAAGTAAATATGGACGATATGATAAATGACAGCGAGATAGTGCAGGTACACGACGATGTAAATCCTAGTGACGCTATCTTCATACCGCCACAGTTACCGTTTAACAATATGGCAGAAACGATATTACAGTACAGCCAGAACGAGATAGAGAGCCAAAGCGGAAGCACGAAGTACAACCAAGGACTTGACAGTAATAGCTTGAACAAGACTGCTACCGGGATAACGGCAATAATGGGAGCAAGTGAAAAGAGGACAAAGAACACAGCAAGGTTAATGGCTGAGGAATTTATCCTGCCCATTATGAAATACATGATATTGCTTGACCAAGAGTACTTGAAAGACGGAGAAATGATCCGTTTAACGGACAAGAATATCAACATATCCAAAGACGAGTTAAACATAGACTATGACCTAATAATCAATGTAGGTGACGGAGCAGGGACAAGAGAAGCAAGGATAAACTATTTAATGGTGCTTATTCAGCAGATAATTCCTGTTTTGGAGCAGAGGGGTTTAGTAGATACATCAACGTGGTTTGAAACGGCAAAAGACCTATTTGAGCAAATGGGTATAAGGAACGTAACGAACTACATAGTAGACCCAAGTAGTGCAAAGGGACAAGCGTTGAAACAGCAACAAGCACAGCAGGCACAGCAACAAACGCAACAGCAGTTACAGTTATTGCAGGCCAAAGCTGACCTTGAGTTGAAAAAGGCCATGGCACCAAGACTGACGGCGCAGTATGACGACTTACCCGTAGACGCACAGCAACAAGTTTTAAAGGCGGCAGGGATAAACCCCAACGCTGATTTATTAGTACAAAAGGAGGCGTTGTTGCGTGGTAAGGAAGCCAAGACAGCCAAGGTTCAACCGAAAGTTAAGAATACAAAATCCAAGTAGTTACCGATATTCCAAGGAGCGTGTAGCAGAGTTACAGCGTAAAATGGAAATATCGGACATGGCAGAGAGCATAAAGGTATTTGCGGAGCATTACTTAGACGTAGCAGAGGAAACGGCACTACAGAGTTTAGCAGATGATAAAGATGTAGAACAGACAAAAGAGAGATATAAAGCCTCGTTATGGTTTTATAACATGGTAACAAGTTATGCCAAGGACTGTAGGGCAAATAGAAGCAACTATGAAGCATTATTAAAGGAATACTCAAAGAGATAGGAGTAGTGAAAAATGCAAAACATTTTCAAGAAACACGGTTTCTTATTTGAAGAAGACGGTGGTGGTGGCGCAAATGTACAGAGTAATGAGGGAAGCACTGGCGGAGATAGTGGCGCAGATACTCAAGCTACGCCTGCCGCCGATGTAAAAAGTTGGGGACTTGTAAAAGACCCACAAACAGGCGTTACTAGCATTGAGAACGTAACCAAGCCGGCAGAAAGTAAACCGGCAGAAACCAAGCCTGATGAAACTAAACCGGCGGAAACAAAGCCTGCCGGACTTACGAACACAACCTTAAAGCCTAAGGCAGACAACCAACCATATACGCCTGATGAATTTGCCGTAGCTATGCAGTTAAACAACGTAGATAATACGAGAGTGCCTGAACAGTACAAAGCAGACTACACTAAAATGGTAAATGCAAAACAGGCGCAGACGCAAGCACAGCCGCAAAAAACGCCTGAACAGGTAAAGACAGAAAATGCCGCCGCAAGCAAAGAGTTTTATAAGAACGTCAATGAGATAGCAGAGAAGAAAGCAAAAGACGAAGTAGGTATTACAGATGATGAATTAGAAGCGGCAGAATACTCTGATGATGAAGACCTAGTTCAGAAAGCCAAAGATTACAAGATGTCTTTGGAGTGGAACAGGGCGGCAGTAATCAATAGTGTACAGCAGGAAATGGCAAGGGCAGAGAGTGTAAAAAACCAAGCTAAGACACAGCAAGAGGCAATTTACGGCGACATTAAGAATTATGTTACTGACTTAAAGAGCAAAGAGCCTAACTTTGATAAGATAGATGTTGAGTTAAACGAGAGGTATAAAACACTTCCGTATGACCAAGCGGTTCCTATTGCAGAAACTATCAATGCACTAAAAGCTGGTAACATTACACCGGCACAGTGTCAGACATTAAAGAAATACTACGAAGATACACGCCTTGACTTCTATGCCAAGAACAATAATCTGCCGACAACGCCAAAGAACGCAAAGCCGCAGAACGTAGAGCCGCCCGGTAATGGAGCAAAACAGCAGGCACAAGGCAACGCTCCTGATTATAACTCACTGGGCAAAATGGATATTAGGGGAAAAGACGCATTTATAGCCAACCTAATGGGATTAAAATAGGTTTTATTAGAAGCCGTCAACAGGCGGTTTTTATTATATATTTATAAGTTTATAAATTTATGAGGTGATTTAAATGGGATTTACAAGAGATTTAGGACCTAGCAAGGACCAATCTTATACATATGACGCATATGGTAACGCTGAAGATATGTCTAAGTTGGTAACTAACATTGACCCCAAGGAAACATATTTTCTTTCCAGTTTTAAAGACGGTGCTGACGCAGTAGGCAAGAAATTCAACTGGACTACAGAGGGTTTGCGCCCGGCACAGAAGAACGCTCATCTTGAAAAAGAGGACTACACTTCTCAACCTGTAGGCAGTATGGAGGGTTTGGAAAACTATGTACAGAAGTTTATCAACTCCGGCTTTGTTACTGACGATCAGATTAAGGTAGCAAAAGTATATGGTGAGCAGAACGAAGAAGTACGGCAGATACGCAACGCCGTTGAGGGACAGGCAAAAGATATTGAATATGCTATTGTCTACAACAAAGAGCAGAAAGCCGGTACTTCTACTACTGCCGGTGAAACAGGCGGTATTCCGTTTTATATGCAGTTACAGAC